GTCATAGATGTCACCATCATACTTGAAGCCTGATTCCCACAGCCACATCAAGTCATGCTGTGCGTTGTGCATAATCAAGAGCGTTGTGTTATCCAGTATAAGCTGAATGTTCATAGCCCTTGAGCCACCAACATCTTGATCTTCCTTGTGATTGAGAGTGAACAGGTATGTCTCATCAGGGTTGTCTACATTCTGCATACCTACTTGCACAAGCTCAAGTCCAGGTTCAAACGGATCAAGAATGTTCTTCTTCTCTCGTTTAGTGATTGTGTTTTCTACATCAACTACAAGTCTCATGGTAAGTACTGACTCCTATCACCATCAAGCTCACAGTGTACAGTTCCATGCCATCCACCCTTGAGTTTGTTCTTAGCTATACACAAATGTCTTTGACTGCTTTCCTCTTCATCTTGTCCTTCCACCACCTTGTTCTTTGATATGAGAATCATTAGGTCTGCCTCTGCCGCCTTGCCTGTCTTACTACCTTCAAGCATTGACTGATCAGGATGTACCAAACCTTCTGCTGCTGCACTCAACTGTGACATCCATATGATTGCACACTTGTGTTGCTTGGCTATGTTACGTGCGTGTATTGCAGCTTCCTTGAGATATACGTCTGACTTGTCTGTTGTCTTGTTAGCAAACTTGTCACCCATATCAAGCACTACAATGTCAGGCTCGTATGCTTTGATGATAGCCTCAACCCATGCCATGTCTTTACCTGTGCTGTCCTTGATAAACACATTCTTCTCTATAGGATTGTAACGTAACGCTGCTACTGCCATGTTAGTCTTGACTTCATCCATGCTCATACTTGTAGCGGCACTAAGGTATCTTGCACCTACACGTTCATAACTTTCTTCATTACATAGCACCATACACTTAGCACCCTGTGAAGCAAAGCCATCAGGTGCAGCTATTGTACTAGCGTGAAAGCTAGTCTTACCTGTGTTAGGTCTAGCACCTACAACAACCAAGTGTCCTGCACTGATGCCCTCTGTTTTACGTCTAAGCGTAGGTATGTTCCACTTCCATTGTGACTGTATGTCGTTAGCTTTGAGTAACGTATCAATACTTGTATCATCCCACTCTATCTTAAGGTTAGGCATGAAGTCATCTTGATAGTCAATCAATAGATTTCGTAAAGGTTCTAAGCTTTCTTGTGTTCCGTTAACGTAATCAAAACCTAGGTTAGCAATCTCTTCACCTACTACTTGTTGGAATAGCTTAGACAGTACATCCGTAGCTATCTCATTACTGAGAGGCTTCTCTCGTGCTATCTTTCTAAACAACTCACGATACACTTGTTTGTTAGCAGTAGTCATACTCCTGTTGTTAGCTTCAAACAAAGCCTCTAACTCAGTAGGTGTAAGACTCTTGTCGTAAGTACTCATAGCATAATCTAAGGTATGCTTAATCTTACGCGCATCCTTACTAAATATCTTATCAGGACAACGTATGCCCTTGTGATTATCGTAGAACTCTTTGTCCAACATAGTGTGGATTAATGCTAGTTCCATCATGTGTATCTCCTCTCTCAATCAAAACTTGTCTCCTTGTTGTATATCTTATCTAACTCCTCATCAAATGCTTTGTCTGATGCATACCTCTTACACGCCTCTAACACTTCATCTACTGTCAAGTCAACGTATACTTTTCCTAACGGTACACGCTCATCTATTATTGCTGTCTTAGACATAACTCTTCCTATACTTTTGAGGGAAGCCTTCTTTGTTCCATCCTTTACTAACTTGTTCTGCTGCCCATGAGTAGTTCACATTCCAGTGTCTCGCTGCATCAGCTATACTCTTAAAGTCTTTACCGTGTAACCGACAGGCTCTACCTCTCTGCTGCTGTGTCGGCTCTACCTTGATACGGATATGGCATGGTACATTCTTTGGTTGCATTACTTGTCTCCTTGTGTTTCTTAATATATTTAACGGCTTCTTCTAGTCGTTCAAGGCTGTCGTTGAAAGATCCTAAACCAGTGTTGCAATGATGACACAACCACCCTCTAAATGTGTTGGTGTCGTGACAGTGATCCAGTACCCATGACTTTAACTTCTTTTGTTTCTTCCTCCCTAGTATTGTTATATCCCTATTACATATAGGACAGCAGTAGTCCTTATCAGGATAAGCATTCTGATTCTTAAGAGTTTTAATTACTGCTGAGTGTCCTTTAATACAAGACTTACATATTCTTTTATATTCAATAACTCCTGACGCATATATTATACTAGTAAAATTAGCGTGAGGCTGAGTGATGCCGCACTTATTACATTCAAGCCCATCATTATAGACCTGCTCTTCTTCATCAAAATCAAATAACTTTAGCTGCTCTTCTTCATTCATAGGATCTCCTCTAGCTTGGCGATGTCAGCCTCTACTTTATACTTGATGTCATCGTAAAGTCTTAACGCTATAGTTTCTAACCCTGTGTATGCTTCTATCTCCCTCTTGTATTGCAAGGTTTTATGTGCAGCGTCAGGGTCTAACGCTACGATAACCTTGTAGAAATTATCTAAGTGTTGCATATTAGACACACTAAATGATGTACCAAGTATAGCCAAGCCTGTTAATCCAGGGAATAGTTTAGCTGCTACAGTTGCACTGATAACATCTTCTACTATCATTACGACACCACTAGGCTTACCTACGACACGAGTAAATACAGTAGGTGTCCTATCGTAACGCTTCCACTTAACTTGCCCTGAGTAAGATGTACATCTACCTATAGCTCCTACTAATTTGCCTCTATCATAGATAGGAAACACTACACGTCCATCCATTACATCGTACATCAAGTCCTCACCGTACAAACCCCACCTACCTATAAACCTTTCGTGATCTCTATGTTCTGCAGTAGGTGTTACTACATACTCAGGCCAAGTGAATATCTCATGCTCTGACTCAGGTTCATCTTGAGGGTTTAACCTACGCTGTATTTCATAAGCTGTCATACCTGATGACACAACACCTTTGGTGTTACAGTCAAGCTTGTAACAGTTGTAGAGCAGCGCACTACCATCTCGTATAGCAGTGAATGTGTTCTTACCTTTGCACTTAGGGCAGTCACCTCTGTGTTTATATTCTTCTTTTAAATCAAGCGATTCCAAGTAGTTCTTAATGTTTACATTCATGTCTTATTCCTCTTAGCTAACGCATTACTTGCACCACTAAATGTGTTGACCAGGTATGGCTTGACTGACTCAGGATTCCTGTGACCTGTCACTTGCATCAACTCAAGAGTTTGAACACCTGCCTCTACCATCTCAGTGATAGCAGTCCTGCGTAGATCCATAGCAGTTATTTCTTTGGGTAGCCCTGCTTCTTGTTTGACTTCGTTGATAGCTGTATCAATGTGATCAATTGGGTAAGGTACATATGCACCTGCCACTGGCTTAGTCTTTGGTGCTACATAATCTTGAAACCCAAAGTCCTGACTCTGTTGTTTGAGCATAGTGAGTAGGTCACTAGGTATAGGTAGGTGTACATCAGCACCACGTTTACTTTGTGTTAAATCAACACGTTTTGCGCTGAAGTTAATGTTATCCCAGGTCAGCATACGCATGTCACCAATACGCTGCGCCCACTCGTAAGCCATGTGTACAATCAACCCAATGCTACGCCACTTGAAGTTACCGTATGCTGTGTCAAGAAACAGTACAACCTGTTCACGAGTCCACTTAACCTTGCGTTGCTTAGTGCTCAGTGTCTTGACTAAACGTATTGGATCATTGTCCATTACATCTAACTCCATACAGTGTTTCCACGCTTTTGACAGAGCAGCCTTACGATAGTTAGCTGTGCGTATTAGCTTATCTTTTTTGCTATCGCTTGTTGATATAAGCCACTTCGCATACGCTAATCTAATGTGTCTAGCTTTGATGCTACGCACTGTGTAGTTACCTAAGAGCCTACCCTCTACGTTAGTCTTCAGTACAGCAGATAAATGTATCTCGTAGTCTCGCTGTGACTTAGCACTGAGCCTAAGAAAGTTATCACTGTTAAGGTAGTACTCAACAATAGCTGATAGCTTAGATGTATGTTTAGGTATGTCTACCATTTTCTCCTCACTTTCCAATATACCCACGCTTCTACACAATGACCTTTGCCCATCAGCATGTCAATGAAATAAACTACGTTAGGCTTTCCCTCTCTCTGCCACTGGTGGTTCCTTGCGCTGAACGTCTGATTGTTTTGTCCTCCTAGTATCACGTTTATCAGGACGCTCATTGCTGTCAGTATTCTCTTTAGATAGATTCCCAAGACTGTCAGTAATGTCATCGTGTGGATCATCCTTTGGGTCAACCTCATTATCATCATGTGTCATCTTCTTCTGTTCCTTCCA